ATACATCCTTATCTTGTCCCTGTACTAGAAGAGATGCAGTACAGGTTAAATAGCAATAGAGTTCAAGCATATAGAGAAGAAGGCAAGATTGAAGTAGTACCTTTAGAGTATATGAGGGGACGAAACTTTCACAATTCTTTTATAATATTAGATGAAGCCCAAAATGCTACGTTTGAGCAGCTCAAAATGTTCATAACTAGAATTGGTTGGGATTCTAAAGCTGTGATTAATGGCGATATAGACCAGACAGATCTAGTGTCAAGAGATCAAGGAGGTCTTGAGGAGTTTCTTGATCGTCTTGAAGATGTTGAAGGAGTTGGTATTGCCGAACTTACAGAAGATGATATAATTAGAAACAAGATTATTTCTAGAATCTTAGATGCTCTTTATGATGACACGGTAAAATATTCCTGATGCCTACCTATGATTACTTATGCAACGATTGCGGTCATGAATTTGAGCAATCTCATGGCTTTGGGAAAACCCCTGAGCCATGTCCTTGTGGAAGTAGTGACATCAAAATAGTTATCAATCAAGCTCCTGCTGCATTTGTTAAAGGAGAACCAAAAACTCTTGGTCAACTCGCTGAGGCAAATACTAAAAATATGGGTCGCTATGAACTTGAGGATCACAGGGCAAAGCAGGAAAAAGGAAACCTTAAGAAACAAAAATCAAAAGAGTGGTGGCAAAAATCAGGCGACGCAAGCAAGGCTGATATAAATAAAATGTCTACATCACAAAAAGCTAAGTATATAAAAGATGGAAAAAAATAATTTGGAAAATATACCATTTGAAGACAAAGTTATAAAGTGCGCCGATTGTGATACCGACTTGTTGAAAATGGTTAAAGTAGCTGACTCAGACAATGAATTTTCTATATCTGCTAACTGCCCTTTGTGCGGTGGGTCTAGCTGGGTTATAGATTTATCTGGTAAATACTATCAAGCAGCAGTAGATGGTTTTGTAATTGGGGAAGCAACAGAAGAAGATGGAAAATTTACAGTGGAGATCATTAAAAATGACTGATGATGTGGAACAGTTCTTAACCCCTGAAGACACAACTTACATCTACTATGATAAAGATGGACAAGTAATTGAAGAAGAAATCGGGTCTTCTTGTGCTTATATAGCCACTGTAAAAGGCAAAAGCTTTAATTATGTAAAATCTATGAGAGGTCGTTTGTTCGATCCTTTTGGTATGGATGCAAACAAAATCAACTCAGTTAACACAAAGTTTTCCAAAGTTAGCATTGATACTTTTAATCATTACATAAAATATTTAGAGACGAAGCAGAACAATAGCTTGACTTGGGCCGAGAGGAGTTTCTTAAATGACTAAGAAAACTGGAAAACTAACTAAGGTTGAAAAATTCTATATCGAAAATAACACAGATAAAACCGCTGAAGAAATTGCCAAAGATTTGAACAGGACTAAATCGTCCGTCGATAAGCATATTAAGACTCTTGACAGAAGCTCTCATACTTCAGAAGCTAAATCAGACTCTTCAGATGTATCAAGCCTAATGGGACACAAAGAGGGCAGGGGAGTGACTATTATGACTCCAGCAGCTTCTGAACGTGGTGACGAAACGAGATCTTCTAGAACTTCTAAGTCTAGACATCACAACGCTATACACACGATTAAAAAATAATGACTATATTCTTAAGCAAAGAATTAGATAGCTATATAAATCAGTACGCTGATTCTAATCCAATATGGATAGCTGAACTTTCTAACGGAGAAACTGTTTACCAAGACGACGGTAGACCTGATGTTGAACCCGAAAGTGGCTGGCTTAGAATGAAGCAATACTGTGAAGAAAATAACTTACATATAGAAAGTATGAGAATCAGAAACCGCTCTCATGTGGAAGACGTTGGTTCTGGACATGACGGTTACTTTTTTTGCAAAGGAGCTGGAGCTTTATTATTTCAGGATCTAACAGTTCATACATTTAATATAGGTCATGTTGAAAATGGCAAACTATATGTAAGAACTTGGAGGCTTCCTGAGTTGATTCCAGAGCGTTTTGAAGAGAGGAGTCTTTACGATGCCCCTCATGAATGTTTGATTACAAAGAAAGGCATATTGGATGGACAAAAACTACAAGCACAAGACAACAGGGCAAGCATGTAATGCTGCTCAATACATTGCTGAAATGGTTTGCCTCAGAGAAGCTGAAAAACAAAGAGTCGGTAGACCAGCCTATGCTTTGTGGAATACTGACAAATGGCAAAAAAAATTTAAAAGCCAAGTAACCAAAGCTTATACTCTTCTCAAAAAATATAGCGATAAAGCTATCATCAACGCCTTGAATTCTTACAAAGGCAAAAACATATATTCTCTGCGTGTCAAATTTCTTGAACCTATAATTAAAAAGGAACAAGAGTCTATTGATAAGCTAGAAGCGACAGAAATAAAAGAAGTTAAATACGAAGACAACACGATGCAAAAACCAAGAAAGAGTTTTGGCAAGAAAAGTTTGTTTTCCAAACTGGAGAATCTGGATAATGAGTGACGCAGCATTAAAAACCATTACTAAAAAGTACGGAAATATATTAGTAAATGGAGCTGATGTATTTGAAGAACTGCAAGATATGCAGGTTATACCTGTAAGTCCATCTCTAGACTATGCTCTTGGTGGTGGTTTTCGAGAAGGAACTTGGATTCAAATGATTGGAGATCCAAAGTCTGGAAAAACAACCACGGCTTTACAATTCGCTGCGAACTGTCAGAAAAAAGAGTATGGAGAAAGACCCATATTTTATGTGAATGTAGAAGGCAGGTTAAGCACCAAGAACTTTGAAGGAGTTCATGGCTTAGATGCTAGTAAGATTACTGTAGTACAGTCTGAAACAGAAACTCTTAGCGCAGAAAAGTATCTAGGTGCTATAGAAAAGATAGTAAAAGCTCATCCTAATTGTGTAGTCATTATTGATTCAATATCTAGCTTTATAGCACAGAAAGATTTAGACGAAGAAGTAAGAGGTGATTACAGGCCGGGAGTTCCTAAGATACTATCTAACTTCTGTAAAAAGATGAGCAGTGTAGTTCCTAAACAAAGAGCTATCATCATCATGATTACACACTTTATTGCCAATACTGGCGGTATGGGAAAAAAGAAAGTAGCCGATGGTGGCGTAAAGGTTCGCTATCAAGCAGATACGATATTGGAAATTGCTTGGATTCAAGCTTGGAAAGAAAAGAATGATGGGCGACAAATTGGACAAGCTTTGCACTGGAAAGTGATTACTTCTGCGCTTGGAGGTTTTGTGGGAGCAGAGGCTATTGGATGGCTTCGTTACGGTACAGGTATTGATTACAAGCAAGAACTGTTCGATCAGGCAAACGACTTCGATTTGATTTCCGCAGCCGGAGCTTGGTACACATGCGACTTTTTAGTCGATGATCCGGAGCCTATAAAAAAACTTTTGGAAACCGAAGGGATTGAAAAAGATGATGAAGAAAAAATTACTAAGTTGGTCAAGTTTCAAGGTCAGCAAAGGCTAAGAGCTTTTCTTGATGAACACGACTTATGGCCTGCTTTGCAAAACTCATTGAAGGAAATGTTATTTTGAAAGCCATAGGTTTTGATGGTCGAGAAAGAAATTGGAACCTATCAAAATGCGTAGTTTCAGGAGATCAGACAAGACCTCGAAGTAAATTGCATATTTTAGCAAGAAAATTACTCCGTGAGCAGTTTCCTTATGATACAATCCTTGAGGAAGTGCCGCTTGTCGGCTCACATAAGCCATCAAGAAAATCTACTCTGTACGTTGATTTCTTGATACCGTCATATTCTTTGGCGGTAGAAGTACACGGGCGGCAGCATTTTGAATTTGTCGCCCATTTTCATGGTAACAGGCAAGGTTTTAGAAAGTCAAAAGCTAGAGATAGAGACAAGGCAAGTTGGCTTCATAACAATGACATAGAACTTGTCATTTTAAGTTATTCAGGAACAGAAGATGAATGGCGAGAATCAATTATCAATAGATAGGTTAGAAGAGTTTGTAGGCAAGCTAGATGCATACATGTCTGATATTGTTCATGTAGAACCAAACTCTGAAGTAGAAAAAATACTTTCACTCACAGCATTTGAGCTTAAATCTTTAACTTCAGAAGAATGCTGTGAAAAGGCTTACGCCATATACAACTACTGTAACTTTCTACAGAAGAAGCATAACAAAGAAGTTGCCAAATCAAAATGGTGTGAAGAATTCATAAACTATGCAGTATCGAAAGTCTCAAATCAATTTGATAAATATACTAAATGGGAAGTCAAAGTGAATTCCGTCATAAGAGAAGATGACTTCGTACAAAAAGTATGGCGTGTCAAGAGGGTGATTGACGGAAACGTAACTTCCTCGTCCGATATTATAAGAGACATCAGAAAACAAGCAGACACCCTACTTGAACTAAGCAGAAGAAAGTATACTAGGAGTTAACCATGTCACCTTTAGAACTAATAAAAAATGGAATAATAGAAAATGATCTTGAAAAAATTGCTCAAGGCTATAATGCCCTCACGGGAGAAAGCATCTCACCAACCACAACAGACGAACCAGTCCGAGAACCAGTTACAGGAACAACAGAGTCAGAAGACACAGAGTCAAACAAAGTGTCATCGCCAATGCGGATGCGGTCGGAAATAGAAGACTTCGCAATAAAACGTGATAATCTTCCTGTAGGAAAGTATGGAAGAAAAGAAACAATACAAGTTGGAGAAAACCAATTTGTAGACGATGGAACTGAAGCTGTAGGAAAAGAGTTTGAAACTCCAAAGATTGCTCCAACCCCTCGTAGAAAACCAGTGAAAATGATTGAGGTGGTTTGTCACGCCTGTGGAAAAAAAGAAGAGGTAAATCCAGCATATAAAACTGGAAATTATCATCGCTGCGCGAGGTGCGTAGGTTAATGGACAAAATAAACGATGTAACAGCAGAAAAATCTGTAATCGCAGGTTTGATACAACATGGGCAAGATGCCTTTGATGATGTTGATGGCATCCTTACAGCTAACTCTTTTACGCAAGAAGAAAACCAAATCATGTGGAGTTGTTTAGAACAACTCTTCAAGGACTCTACAACTGTTGACTTACCAACACTTTATGGCGCTTCTAAAGTTTTAAGTCTAGACGAGCAATTTTCTAAGAAAGGATTAAAAGACTACTTCAAAAAGTTAAGCGCTACGACTATTGAAAAATCAAATGTAAATCATCAAGCTGCAACTGTTGCTAAATTGGAAGTAGCTAGAGAAGTCTACCGATGCTCTTTGATGGTTCAACAAAATATACTGGAGGTAAAGAGTGACAAATCTATCTCTGAAATTTTGGCGATTGGAGAAGAGCCTTTTTATGGGCTTGCAGACACTCTTCAAAATCGAGGTGGTAATGAGCCAGTAGATATATTTCAAGACATTGATGAACATATAGATGACCTAATAGAAAACCCATGCGAGATGATGGGTGTAAGCACAGGTTTTCCAAGATATGACAAGATGATAGGAGGAGGGCTTAGACAAGGAAATGTAGATCTCATAGGAGCAAGAACAAAAGTTGGTAAAAGTTTTTTTGCAGACACGGTTGCTTTACATGTAGCTGGAAAACTAAACATTCCAGTTTTGGTATTAGACACTGAAATGCAACAAAAGGATCATGTGTACAGGATACTGGCTAGTATCAGCGATGTACAAACTAATGAAATATCAACAGGTCAGTTTTCAAAGTCAAAAGCAAAAATAGAGAGGGTTAAGCAGGCTGCTGAGACCCTCAAAAAAATGCCCTACAAATACTCTCCTGTGGCAGGCGTTCCGATACAAGAAATTGTGGCTATCATCAGACGTTGGGTTAAAAGAGTCGTTGGTAGAGATGAAAATGGAAATACAAACCCTTGTCTTGTCGTTTATGACTATTTGAAGCTGGGCGGTTCATCAGAAATGAAAGGCAACGAACAGCCACATATAGCTTTGGGTTTTAAAATGCAAGAACTAGTTAATGTCTCAATAAAGGAAAATGTCTCAGTCCTCTCTTTTGTTCAATTAAATAGAGAAGGGATCACTAGAGAGGGTGAAGATGTCATAGCAGGTTCTGATGACATTGCTCGGTATTGTAGTAGCTTCTGCCTATTCAAGAAAAAGTCAGAAGAAGAAGTTGCTGAAGACGGTGGAGAAAGCGGAAACAGAAAGCTTAAACCTATTCTGCACAGACATGGCGGAGGATTAGAAGAAGATTTTGATTATGTTAATATGAATTTGATTGGCGAATATGGAAAGCTGGTTGAAGGGTTTACCAAATCTGAATACATACTCGCCAATAAAAAAGAAAAAGAAGGTTTTGACAACGAAGTTAATGACAACGAAGAAGGCTTTGTAGTTGAAGAAGATATTGATCCGGAGAAGCCGTTTTGAAAAGACTGTCTGGAAAAGAACTTAAAGTTCTTGGCGACAAGATTGCATTGAATATAGTACCAGTACTTGCACACTTTGGAATAGAGGTTCAGATATTTGATGACTATGTAACATGTCCATGTCCAATACATGGTGGTGATTGTCCCACAGGATGGACAATGACAACAGATGCAGACAACCCCTACTTAGGAATATGGGTCTGTTGGACAGAGCATTGCGAACAAGAGATTGATAAGACTACTGGTAAAAAAAAGTATGTGAACAATCCCATAGGTCTTATAAGAGCTTTATTATCTAATAAATACGACAGGGAAGACATTCCTTTCACAGACGCTGTTTCATTTGCAATGAAGCTGGTTGAAACTAACTTTGAAGATTTAAATGAGGGTTCTTCTAAAGTAGACTTTACGAAGAAAAACCCATCAAATGCTGAAAGAAACTTTGAGAGGCGAGAACAAAACAAAAAACTTGGACACCCAAGAAACAAAGTCAGGCAGTCCTTGTTGCGGCCAGCTAAATACTTTTTGAATAGAGGGTATAGCGAGGAAGTTCTTGACGCTTTTGATGTTGGAACTTCTCGAAATACAAAAGGCGTTATGAGAAAAAGGATTATAGTGCCGGTTTATGATGACGAGGGAGAAGTTATGGTTGGCTATCTTGGAAGATGGCCTTCCGAAGAGTATGAAAATTATGAACAGCCTAAGTGGAGATTTTCCAAAAAGTTTTACTCCGGAGCTTGGCTTTATGGTTATCATATCGCTAGGAGCCATATCGAAAACACAAAGGTTGTAGTTTTGGTTGAAGGGCAAGGAGATGTCTGGCGATTGTGGGAATCTGGAATTAAAAATTCTGTTGGGATGTTTGGTTGCAGCATAACTGACACTCAGTTAAGAATACTTGAAAATTCTGCTGCTAAAAAAATTGCTTTGATATGTGATAATGATAAAGCTGGACAAAAAGCAAGAATATCTATCAGAAAAAAGTGCGAAGACAAATTTGAAGTAGTAGATATAATGATTGAATCAAAGGATATTGGAGAAATGTCTACTACAGAAATAGAACAAAAAATAAAACCTCAGATTGAAGGATTGTATAATGACTAAAATACTAGGATTCTCTGGTGCAAAACAAAGCGGAAAGAGTACATGCTGTAAGTTTATACATGGATACCAATTAAGATTGCATGATGTTGTCAAGAAGTTTTTTATGGATGAAGAAGGTTCTCTTCTGGTAAATGCCACGCAGATAGATGAGCATGGAAATGAAGCAGAAGGATTAGGGGTTCTTGATATTGAGAGACAAGATGAAGAATTCATAGAATATGCATCGCAAGTAATATGGCCTTATGTTAGATCGTTTAGTTTTGCCGACCCATTAAAAATAATAGCTGTCAATTTATTTGGACTAAACAGAGAACAGTGTCATGGCTCAGACGAAGATAAAAATACTCCTGTAAACATTAAGTGGGAAGACATGCCGGGTGTTGTAAATGATTCTGGTTTTATGACTGCAAGAGAGTTCTTGCAGTACTTTGGTACAGATATCTGTAGACGTATAAAGCCCGACATTTGGACAGGTTCTTGCTTGGAGAGAATACTTTCAAGCGGTACTGAATTTGCCATCGTTCCTGATGTTAGATTCCCTAACGAAGTTGAAGCAATACAAAAAGCTGGAGGAAAAGTAATCAGGCTCACCAGAAAGCCTTTTGAAGATGCTCATTCAAGCGAAACGTCTTTAGATGCTAAAGAGGAAATATTTGATCATGTATTAGACAATAGTGAGAAGGATCTTCACGAAACTAACCTAGCTCTCATGGAAGTATTAAAGGATTGGGGATGGCTAACAACAAAATCATAAGTATACCTTGGGACGACAGAATGGTGACTCGCGCTCAGAAGAAAGCGAAGAGTCTTGGAAGAATAAGGAACTCAATATTGAGAGGTGGCGGAAACGCCGCCGGTTACTTAGGAGAGGAAGCTGTAGCATCTTATATTGGAGCGGAAATAACTAGCTGCAATAAAGGCTCAGATAAATATGACTACGACATCATAGCTAAAGATGGTCGTAGAGTAGAAATAAAAACAAAAAGAAGAACAGTTTATCCACAGGAACACTTTGATGTGTCCGTCGCTAAAACGAGCGTTCATCAAAGACCTGATTTGTATATTTTTGTAAGTATTGAATTTGCTAAGGTGACGATGGAAAACGGAAGACGTGTCTATCGTAACATCAAAAGTATTTGCATCTTGGGGCAGGCAGAGCCTGAAGATTTTTTTGCGAGAGCCAAAATTTGGCGAGAAGGTGATATTGATGGTAGAAATGGTTTTAGAACACATGTAGATATGTATAACCTGCCCATATCAGAAATAGATCCGTTAGATGATAGTTTGTTACCATAGAAGCAGCAGTCTTGGAACTTTGGAATTTTGCCAGCAAAAGTATTTTTTGCAATATAATCTTTCGTTCAAAGACAAAACCAACGCAAAAGCCTTGATGGGTACTATTACTCATAAAGTTATGCAAACTCTTGGAGACAAGAAAGTTGCAATGAATAAAGGTCTTGATGTTGTAGAAGATGAAGAAACCGGAAGAAATCTAACTTTAGAAGAGTGCGACGATCTTGAGCTTTTAAATAACATAGCTTTTGATTACTACACAAGTGCTTTTCCAGAAGTCAATCTTGGAGAAAAAGAAAAGAGGCAATGTCTTCGTTGGGCAGAGAAGGCAGTAGCATACCAAGATGGGCTACTAGATCCCAGAAATCAAAACGTATTTGCTACCGAGTTATTTTTTGACATAGAGATAAAAAAGCCTTGGGCAAAGTACAAGTATGAGTTTGAAGACCAGACGATTGAAGGATATCTATCAATTAAAGGCACTGTAGACCTAATCCTTAAACAAGGAGAAGACTACTATGAAATACTAGATTACAAAACCGGAAAGCGGCTAGACTGGGCGACCGGAGAAGAGAAGACTTATGAAAAGCTACAGAAAGATACGCAACTTCTTCTTTACTACTACGCTCTCAAAAACATGTATCCAGAAAGAGAATTTTCAGTAAGCATATATTACATCAATTCCGGCGGATTATTTTCAATGGTGTTTGATGAAAGCGATTACGAAAAGGCTGAATCTATACTAAGGAAAAAATTTGAGCAGATAAGAGATATTCAACAGCCTAGACTTCTCTCTAATGAAAACAAACATTGGAAGTGCCAAAAGCTTTGTAAGTTCAGTGGTGAATATCAAGATTCAGGCAAGAGTATATGCCAACATATAAGAGACGAAGTTAAAGAAAAAGGCGTAGTCAAAGTTATTGAAGAGTACGGAAAAATTGAAAAGATCGCCACTTATGGAGATGGCGGCGGAAGATTAGCAGAAGATAACAAAAAATGAGTTGGACACCTTTACACTTACACACACACTACAGTCTTTTAGATGGTCTTAGTAAGCCCTCACAGGTCGCTGAGCGATGTTCTGATCTAGGCTATACCTCCTGCGCCTTAACTGACCACGGCACTATATCAGGCGCTGTGGCCTTTACACAGGCAATGAAGAAAAAGAATATCAAACCTATTCTTGGGTGTGAGTTCTACCTAAGCCAGCAAGATTGCAAAATAAAGTCCGACGAAAATAGGAGCCTGAGTCATTTATGTGTACTGGCTAAAAACAGAAAGGGTTGGGACAACCTAATCCAAGCAGTTTCTAAGAGTAATGACGAAGAAAACTACTATTACAAACCAAGGTTAGATCTTGCGGAATTAAACCTTTTTGCAGATGGTAACCTGATAGCTTACAGTGGGCATCTTGGCAGTGACTTAGCAAACGCAATATTTGTAGATCCAAAATCTGCTTACAACGCAAAGACAGAAGAGGAAGCTAAGAGGTATACTCATCCAAACTGGGATAGTGAAGTACTAAAGATTGCAAACAGATATAGAACTATATTTGGTAAAGAAAACTTTTTCATTGAGATACAAGCTATCGACCAAGACAATTCTCCAGCAGCAAAGTTGGTAGTTCAAGGTCTACGATATATAGCCAAAAAGTATAAATTTCAAACTGTTGCAACCGCAGATTCACACTATCCAGAAAAGAAAGATGCAAATGATCAGTTATTACTCCTTTGTTCTGCACTAAAAACAACCCTACCTAAAATCAAGAAAAAGCTAAAAGAATCTGGAGAAGCTGCATTTGCTGGTTTTCTAAAGTCTAATAACTTTCATATTCCATCCCTTGAAGAAATACAAAATGTAAATACTTCACAAGAGATAGAAAACTCAATGCTAATAGCCAGTATGTGCGAAGACTACAACATACTAGGCAAACCTATGCTTCCTAAGTTCAAATGCCCCAAAGACTTTTCAGAAGACCAATATCTAAGACACTTATGTAGAGAAGGTTGGAAAAACAGATTAGCACCCACAGGAAAAGTTAATACAGAGCAAAGCAAACAAGTATACGCAGACCAAGTCAAGAAAGAGCTTGATGTCATTAGCGAAGCAAACCTAGCTGGCTACTTCTTAATAGTTAGAGATATTGTCAACAGTGTAGTTGATAAGAATCATATTCCCGGACCGGGAAGAGGCTCTGCTGCTGGATGTTTAGTATCATACTTAGTAGGAATAACACAAGTTGACCCAATTGACTATGGCTTGTTGTTTGAGCGTTTTTACAATGCAGGAAGAAACACTGAAGATCATGTGTCCTTACCAGATATTGATATAGATGTTCCAGCTAATAAAAGAGATGAAACTATAGACTATATACGAAGTAAGTATGGAAGCGAAAAAGTCGGACAGATGGTAACATTTGGAAGACTACAAGGTCGAGGTGCAATCAAAGAAGTTCTGAGAATGAACGAGGCTTGTGGCTATGACCAAATGAATGAAATAACAAAAAGTCTACCACATGAGCATGAAGTATCCGACCAACTAGCAGAGATGGACAATCCATCTGTAATTAAATGGACTCTTATGAACCAGCCGGAGACACTCCGTGGCTACTGTAGATTAAATGATGATGGTGTTCTTGAAGGCGACTATGCTAAATTTTTCGATCAGGCTATGCGAATAGAAGGGACTTTCAAATCGCAAGGTAAACACGCTGCTGGTGTAGTTATATCCTCTCATGATCTTAATGATGTTTGCCCAATGGTAAGGGACAAGAGAGGCAGCGAGAAGATAGCTGGAATGGAAATGAACGACTTGGAGTCTATGGGGCATGTAAAATTTGATATTCTTGGTATTTCACTAATGGATAAAATGATGGGAATTAGAGACCAACTAAAGGAAAGACATGGATAGGAAGACTAGCTACAGACAAAATGTAAAGGACAAAATTCAATCAGGGAGATACGTTGATTACAAAAGCTTATCAATTTGTAGAATCAATGACTTCTATCCATTGATGCATGGGAAAATAAGATACCAAGTACACTCTCATTTTTTCAGCAGGCTATATGAAAATATTGACGAAGCGTTAGACAAATTTTTTGAGATTAGAAGGAAAATAAAATGAATTACAAAGACATTATTGTTTTTGACTTTGAAACAGGTTCGAGAAACCCAGAAAAAACACAGCCTATACAAATCGCCGCTGTAGCAATACATGGCCGTAAGCTAACAGTCCAACCAGACGGCTACTTTGAGAGTTTAATGCGGCCTATTCTTGACGACGAAGAAGCAATCAAAATGGGTTTAGATCCCATCGAAGATGAAGCATTGGCTGTAAATGGCAAAACAAGAGCAGAGCTTGCAAAAGCTCCTTCAGAACGGACTGTATGGAAAAAGTTCACAAATTTTGTAAATAAATACAACTGGAAAGGAACTCCTTACTTCGCTCCGATTGCAGCAGGTTATAATATCGTTGGTTTTGATATGCCTATAGTCCAAAGAATGTGCGAGCTATATGGGCCGATTGACAAGAAAACAGGAAAGCAAACTCTTTTTAATAAAATTCACAGAATTGACGTAATGGATAACGTCTGGATGTGGATGGAAAACAATGCAGATGTTAAATCATTAAGTATGGATTCCATGCGAGACTTATTTGGTATGAGTAAAGAAAATGCTCATGATGCTTTGCAAGACGTTAAGGATACAGCCAACCTAATGATTGGTTTTATGAAACTATATAGAAGAGTTGCACCGAAGATTAAATTTGAAAAGGCTTTTGCTGATGGAAACCTCCACATTTGAACCACTTGAGCTTGGATTTGAAGATGAGAAAGCTTGGGATTTAATATGTTCAGGAAAAACAAAAGGTGTTTTCCAACTAGAGAGCAACTTAGGTAAGTCTTGGGCTAAAAGAGTTCAGCCAAAAAACATTGAAGAACTATCTGCTCTAATATCAATTATTAGACCGGGAACATTGAAAGCTATTGTAGATGGCAAATCAATGACCCAACACTATGTTGATAGAAAGAATGGAGTGCAAGAAATAACTTATCTTCACCCATCCCTTGAGCCAATCCTTAAAAGGACTCAAGGAGTTCTTGTGTATCAAGAACAATCTATGCAGATTGCACAACAGTTAGCAGGGTTTAACCTTCAAGAAGCCGATAATCTACGCAAAGCTATCGGTAAGAAAAAAGCAGACCTTATGGCTAAAGTCAAAGAGGACTTTCTAAAGGGAGCCTCCGAACAAGGCATTATCACGACAGAAGAAGCCGAAGAAATCTTTAGCTGGATTGAGAAGTCTAGTCGTTATGCTTTTAATAAATCCCACGCTGTATCTTACGCAATATGCGCATATTGGAGCGCCTATGCTAAGGCTCACTTTCCTCTAGAATTTTATTGCAACTACCTCATTCACTCTTCTGGTAAGCCAGATCCGCAACAAGAAGTAAGAGAATTAGTTAATGATGCCAAGAATCTAGAAATATATGTAAACCCGCCATCAATAAAAGCCTTGAACACACAAACAGACATAATCGAAGATCAAATACATTTCGGCCTAATAGACATAAAATCTGTTGGGGCAAAGCAAATTGATAAGTTTAGAGATGCGATAGTATATCTAGAACAAACTTTAGGCAAACAGCTTTGTGAAGTTAGCTGGTATGAGTTTCTTGTTTTAGTTTCACAGAAAATTAATTCAAGAATGTTAACAGCTTTGATATCAGTAGGATTCTTTGCAGATCTTCCAGAGAGTAGGCAGCAAATGCTAGATGAGTTTGATACTTGGTCAAACATAACTAAGAAAGAAGCTGAGTGGGCAGAAGACAATTTTGAAAAATACAACAGTTTAGTAGATTTGCTAAGAGTCATGGCTCCTGTTAAAAAAGATGGAGGAGCAGCCTTTAACTCAAAGCGTTCCCAGATCATCTCTGATTTAGTAATCCAATGTGAAAATCCATCTTATTCCCTAAAAGACGATCCTGAATGGGTCATCAGAACCGAGGAAAATTATTTAGGAATAGGGCTTACATACTCAAGAGTAGAAGCTTATGACACGAGCCTAGCTAACACCACTATCAAAGAATTTATTAATGGTAAAAGGGGCAATGTCAAAATGGCCGTTACCATCAATGAGGTTAAGAGATACACCGCTAAAAAAGGTAAAGCGATTGGTCTTGAGATGGCATTTTTATGCGTTGAGGATACGACAGGAACTATGGATAGTGTTACCGTTTTTAGTGACCAATGGAACTCATACAAAAATATTTTATATGAGGGAAACAATGTAATATTGATTGGACAAGATTCAAAAAAGAAAAGATACCAATTAGATGATGGTTTCATAGTTAATGAAGTTATTGAGTTGCGTTGACTCTTTTGTCTTTTGAGAGTATAACTATATTTAGCACAAACAACATGCGAGACATTTAAATGAATACTATTTCAAATTATTGTAGATTTATTGGAAGACTAGTAGAAAACCCAAAAGTTGTTGAGTTTGAAAATACAAATCTTTGCACTTTTACTTTAGCTATCAATGAGTATAGAAAAGAAAAGAACGGAGAAAAAAAGAAAACTGTCAATTACTTCGATTTTGAAGCTTGGGACTCTGGCGGAGAAACGATTAGTCGATATTGCTCTAAAGGAGATATAATTGATTTAGTTGCCTCTGCAAGGAATAACTCTTGGACTGACAAAAGTGGAAAAAAAAGATACTCAACAAAATTTAGAGTCAAAGAGTTCAAACTCTTCAATCAAACAAAAGAGCGACAAACAGTCGGACAATAATCAAAAGCTATCTAAGCAAGAAGAGCTTGCAGAAGACAGTCTAATTCGTGAACATTACGGATTGGTTGTCTCTCAAGCTCTTTCTTTTTTTAATGACTCTAATTTTGAAGACTACATACAGGCTGGATTAATTGGCCTCTTAAAAGCTATAAGAACTCATGATAAAGAAAAGGCTATATTTAGTACCTATGCGCTTGTTTGTATAAAAAACTCTATCTCCAAACTTAGAAAAAAGCTAAATAGACCAAGCTTGACAAATAAGATGGAGGAATTTGATACACAATTTCCTTATAATACCAAGGATGCTATCTTAGATTACTTACCGGAATCTTTGCCGGAAGAGTATATATTCATAATAAAGATGAGACTTGAGGGTTACACAAACAAAGAAATTTCTGATTATACATCCAACACAAAAAAAGAAATATCTGAAAAAATAAGACTTATAATACAAGTGTTAAGAGACGCAAATTCATGAGAAAAAAAAGAATATTATTTTGCGGAGAAGCGACATACTTAAACACTGGATATGCTACATATCTCAGGGAGATTATGAAGAGGCTTCATGCGACAGGAAAATATGAGTTAGCTGAATTCGCAAGTTATGGTTCCGATACAGACCCTAAAAGAGCTGAGATACCTTGGCATTTTTTTGGTAACTTACCCGACAAAGAAAACGAATCAGACAAAGAAAAATATGACTCAAACCCAATCAACCAATTTGGAGCTTGGAAATTTGAGTCTGTAGTTTTAAGCTTTTTGCCTGATATTGTTTGTGATATCAGAGACTTTTGGATGTTTGAATACCAAGAAAGATCTCCATTTAGACCTTTCTTTAATTGGGTCATAATGCCAACTGTAGATGCTAATCCACAAAACGAACAATGGTTATCGACTTTTTCTACTGCTGATGCTGTTTTTACATATTCTGATTGGGGAGCGGAAGTTTTAAACAAAGAATCTAATGGTGCCATCAAGTGTCTAGGATCAGCACCTCCCTCTGCGGATAAAGCATATAAACCAGTTAAAGATAAAAAAGCGCATAAATCAGAAATGGGTTTTGATCCAGATTCACAGATAATCGGGACTGTGATGAGAAATCAAAGAAGGAAGCTGTTTCCTGATTTGTTTGATTCGTTTAGCAAGTTTTTGCAATCAACCAATAAAGACAACGTGTATTTGTATTGCCATACTAGCTACCCAGATCTTGGATGGGATATACCAAAACTATTAAACCAATATAAAATATCAAGCAAAGTGCTATTTACTTATTCTTGTGCAGAATGTGGCCACAGTTTTCCTAACTTCTTCTCTGACGCAAGAACGAAATGTCCAAAATGCGGTAACTTTACCGCATCTTTTTCAAATGTACAAAAAGGAGTGTCATACGAGTATCTTTCTAAAGTAATGAACGTTTTTGACTTGTATATACAATATTCAAACAGTGAGGGTTTTGGTCTTCCTCAAGTAGAAGCCGCTGCATGTGGCGTTCCAGTAATGAGTGTTGATTACTCTGCTATGAGTAGCGTAATAAGGAAATTGGGAGGAACTCCTCTAAAACCCAAAGCATTATACAACGAACTAGAGACAGGTTGTGACAGGGCTGTTCCTGATAATGATAATACAGCAAAACAAATTGAAAAGTTTTTTGAGATGCAAGAAACTGAGAGAATGA